CGGAATCTATCTGCTTCACGCTATCCGTATGCCAGTGATGCTCTACGTGGCTGCTCTCAACAGGAACATACTCAATGTTCTTGCATCCGAACATCAGCGTCAGTAGGATACAGGCGATAATACCTATTGCTACTCCTTTCGCTATTCTCACAAGTGTTCTAACTTCATTGTCTCTCATAACTACCCTATTTTAATGAATACATTTTCTCTGTTATCCAAAGCCGTCTTGATATGGCTTTTAAGTAGTGTGGTCCAATAGCGTGAGTTGCTTATCCAACCGACCTTGTCATTTTCACCAATTAGGATGCAACCCAGTGTGTCCTTTGGCGAATTACCCGAATGAATCCTCACCCCTGTAAAGCCCTTTACGGCTTGAAGGATAGGAAGGTCTTGCTTGAATCGCGGACTCCAAGAGATCAAAACCTTGTATGTACCGCGAGGGATTGCCGTCTCGCCATATTTCTTCTTCGCCAATATCTCGTCAACGCTCATTGCAGAGGTAAGGCCTCTGTCCTCATCCTCCAGGGCATTGCAATACTTCTTTCCGTCACCGAATCGCTTACCATTGACGAACACACGGCTGATGGTATAGCCCTTCTTCTTCCACGCTCTATCTATTCTTATCTCCATAATTAATCCTCCTTCTGATTAGCCGCACTCTCCAAAATATCCTTCACCACGTCACTATGACTCTCACGTACCAAGAACTCTTTCAGGTATGGAATCTTCTCAACGAATTTCATGCTGATAATAAAGTGTATGAAATTAACGAAGAGCCATAACGTTTCGCCCTCTGGCAGTATCTTCTTCCAATTATTTAGGATATTGACCGTATAGAACCAGATCCCCGCAAGGTAAATGGCACTAAGGCACATGATTGATTCTTCCTCTCGGTGCATGAAGTGCCCCATGGTGAACGTGAATACTCCGATTCCCGCCATCACGAGGCACTCATAGAAGGTTTTGAAGGCTTTTCGCCATTTCCAACCTGTACCATTGCACTCATCTTCTATCCATCCTGAGAAGAAGTTTACTACCAGTAGCACTAAGATTGCTACAATAAAATCTGTAATCGGAAGAAAGAATCCCCCCAATGCCGTCAACACAGCCAATAATGCAGCTCTAATTTCGTTCATTTTTTTAATGTTTTGTAAAAGAATTTATTTCCGCTACAAATATAATACAATTTTATTGTATGTCTGTTATCATTGTCAACTTTTTTTGTTAACAAATCACTGACTAATTGTCTGATTGGACAAATTAACAACACCTGTGCATACCCACGCACGCTGCCCAAAAGCAGTACCTCCTTCTGGCAGTTGTACGGCCCTGAAATGCGCTTCGTGATATATTGGAATATCAACGATTCTTGACTTTTGTTGGTCTGTGCTGTCTTGGATGGTCCTAGCAATACCATTAAAGAGCCACCTGTTAGGATAAGGATCACCATTGTTAGTCGTTACATCATTTGAGCCGCCTCTTACCTTCAGGAGAATACCAGAATCTTGACTTGTCTTACCATACTTTCCTTCTGTAGCATTAGTTATAATCAGCTCACATCCAACCTCATCTTCCAGAATTTCGGGAAGCATAACATACGCTTGCGTAATAGTATTTTTCACATATTCTATCTGTACGCTCTTTTCCCTTTTCGGCATATTTACGTATGTATTCCCAAGTGCGTCAGGAAGCAGATACTCTGATATATTTCCCTGCGTTATTCTGAGGTATGGTTTGATGAAGTTTCCGTATGCATTGTTGAAATTTGCGACACCTGTAAGGAAATTCAAGGCGATATTCGGTGCAAAGACAGAATACGGGTTATTATCATTGATACCAAACAACTGATAACTTGTGTCAGAAAGAGACATTATAGCGTTGTACCGCAAATCATCATAAGTCTGGCCTGATCCTGGAATAGCACGCACAGCCCACATACAGACATCAGCAACCAGCTCCAAATCATTATCAGTATAATCGTAGGAAATGTATTCATTCCACAACTCTTCGTCATCAAGCAATGTGGCAAGTTCGGAAACAGGGTATCGTCCGTCAACCTCTACGCAATCGTGTACAAGCTGCTTCTCCTGCGCAGTGATAACCCTTGACGGCTTGCCGTACTGACTGAGCATCCAATCACCATTAAAGATTGCACTCGCCAACTTAGCATATTGGGCAAATATGGCTTCTGTAATCAGATACTTGAAGTCGTTTGTCATTGACTCCCAAGGCTTGTTGCTGAAATTCGTCTGAGCCATTGTTGCCTTGGTGATAGTGCCTCCTGTCGGATTGGTGTCAGGGTTATAAACATGGTAACGCTTAATAGTTGTTGTTCCACTTTGAGTTGTAACGGTTTCAGAATGTTCAAAATATGGTGCTTGCGCGTCATTAATGACAAACGATGCGCTTGATGGTATATCTTCCCATACTCCAGCGAAATAGAAGAAGCGACCAATCTTTCCACGTTCACCTTCATCTCCCTTATCTCCTTTATCTCCTTTGTCGCCCTTGTCGCCCTTGTCACCTTTATCTCCATCTTGAGGACAGAGCACCGCAATACTACCATGAATAGTATCTGTGCCATCTGATACAGAGAATGTTATCGAACCCTCCAACGTGGACTTTGCGACAGCAGAACCATAGGTAATATAAATCCTGTTCTTTGCTATTTGGGAAACATCGGCATTGGTCTGTACAGTAAGACCCGATGGCTTACTATTTATCGTGATGGTCATGTTTGATGTCGCAACGGCATCACCATTGACATACATCGTGACATAACAATCCTTGCTGCCACTTGATTTACTGTTACCCGATGAATCGCAGGGGATTGTCAACGTCGGAACAGTCAGTTTCAATGTGTCTGTATTCCCGTCCTCTACGGTGTTGACAGTAAACGAATTTGATATAGATTTTCTTGCTGACATAGTATGCTTGATATTAAATAGTTAGACAATGTTTTATATCTTCTTTCTCAATGTTTTTATTGATTTCTATTACCACTTCACTCCGCTTTGGCTTGATGTGTACAATCTTTTCGGGAAACAACGCCTTGAACAACATATCCATTTCGTGTATGGTGTTGTGGCATGCATTGTGGTTCTTGGATTCCGAGCCACGCCATGAAAGGTAGCAGTTTCTTGCATCCTCGACCGTCATTTCTCCTTTGTCAACCAATCTACGAAAAGCCTTCAATCTGCGTCTTTCCCTTACCACCTTCTTGTGTGACATACGTTTTAATATCTTGCCATTGGGAAGTATGTTGTATTTAACTTGCAAGAAAGTAAAGCCATGTCGTAATTTTACAATATGCGTCTTTTTCTTGTTAAGTTCAAGTTTTAGCGATGCAAGAATATCCTCTATCTTTCCTAACAATTCCACCAACTCTTCTTTTGTTTTTGCAAACACAAAGGCATCATCCATATATCTACCATAATACTTAATACCCCTAACAATCTTTATGTAGTTGTCCATAGGGGTAAGGTAGTCTACGGCAAAAATTTGCGGTGCTTCACTACCAAGATTCACGCCTTTGTTTGTGTGCGAACTTATGTCTATTATGTAGTAGACCAAATTCTTTATCTCATCACTTTCACCATCAAGTCTTTTTGCCATGCGTTGTTTCAGTATCTCATGGTCTATGTTTTCAAAATACTTGCTTATATCCATGAACAATCCATAGCCATCAACGCCATTCTTCGCTATGTACTTGCGTAAAAGAACCTCAAATCGTTTTCTTGCAAAAGCAGTTCCTCTGTCCTTTAGTGAAGCGTAGTTGTCATAGATAAGAAAAGAACGTATGCGAGGCAAAAGGACGTTCATTGTAAGCGACTTTTGTAAGTTTCTGTCCCTTATTGCAGGTGCTTCAATCTTCCTTACCCTACCCCTCTCATTTAATTCAAAGTCTGTAGTGGGTTGCACCTTGTAATTGCCACCGAGCAATTCGTCTTGCAACTGCACGTTGTTTACAAGCATGTTAGCCAAATAGCGTTGCGTAGTTTCTTTCCACCTACTCTGTTTGGTGCAAAGCAACGTGCATCTGTTTAGCATCCCAATACCTACCAAGTCATTTAACGTTGTCATACATCTTTTTTTAAAAAAGGTGGAGTGCTTGTAGTATCAGCTAACGTATTAGGACACGTCACCCCACATATTTACCGCATTTGTTTTGCGAAAGGTTTATTTCTCCTTATCCTCTACAATAGGACATCTGTATGTCCCTTGGAGGTTAATCGCAGCCACGTAATTAGCGTTGGAAGCAGTGTTATTGTTTGCGTTACCGTTGTTGTTCGCATTCGCAGCATTGGACGCGGAAACCACGTACAGAACTAAACCTGTTTAAGTTTATCTTTAATTTTATTATCGCTCTTTCGCCACGCTTTCAAGGAATTTATCATTCGCATAATATTTTGAATGTCAATGACGTATTTCCCGTCAGGAACACGGAGACGCGTCATAACCCTCTGATAGTTTGTCAGAATAGCATAGCACACGCCTACAGCCTTACCGATAGCCACTCTTCGCTCTTCCCATTCCGTCATACACGTCGGATAAATAGAGTTTGCTATTTTGATGTAGTACAACAATTCATCCGTCAACCGTTCAAGTGTCCTACCTCTCATCTCAATGAATAACTTATTCTTCTCAACAAGAACAAGTCCAGCATAAAAGTTGTGCTCTATGAGATTGTCTATATTGTCAGCCAACTGAAAATATATCATCTCAAATTCTATCTTACTCTGATTACGTTTTGACTTAACGACACTCATGTAAATTCCTTTTTTTGTTTTTATATGCACCCCACAATGGGGGTGCAATGTTTAGTAAACCTCTTATTTGAAGAGGACAAGCGCAGCCACGGAATAAGCGAAGGAAGCAGCGTTATAGTCTGCGTTACCGGAGTTGCTCGCACGCGCAGCAAGGGACGCGGAAACCACGTCCCTTAACCAAGGATACTCGCTGCCAAATATCTCGGTGTGGTTATAGTGTCGGAACACGTCTAATTGACGGCATGCTTCACCTGTATCATAGCCGCTTGATGACCACACAACGCTACCATACACTTGCACCTCACTTAAAGCGGATATGTATTGGTCTGCAACCCATCCCCAGTTAGATGTGCAACCGCTTGCGCTACCCATTCGATTATACCCACTCTGATTGACGTCGTTGCCTAACAACTTTGAGTGTGCAATTAGGTTTGCGCTGCCGAGGTCGGTTCGCACCAATGGAAGAAGCGTATTGACGAGGTAATAGTGTAAGTCGCTATTAGCATAACCTGCGCCACGTCCGTCTGCGCCTGTATAGGTATTACCACTTGCATTCCACTTGGTTGTGGTGTGTGGGATAACAATCAAGCCTACGTGGTCAGCGGTAACGCGATAAGGTGTAGATGTACCTTTCATCGGGTTAAGACCTGCGATAACATAGGTATGTCCGTTGATGGTCTTTTGGTCGCCTACCTTCAAGCCGTACTTTTCAAGGCATTGGTCTGCAACAGCCTGTTTGAGTGTCGCAAGGTCGAAGTCCGTAAGGCGTGTACGACGTTCAAGTGTCTGCGCTATAATTTTTGTAACGTTAGACATCGTATCACTACCCTTTGGTGTACCATTGGCATTGAGCAAGGGAATGCGTGCGTCACTTGATGCTGCTGAACTATTGTTGGTATAAAACCATTTCTTTAATGAATCTTGAAAAAATCCCATAATTTTATAGTATTTAAACTGTTAATATTATATTATTAGTTACCTGTTTCAGCAAGAACAATACCAGTGAGATAATTCTTAAAGGTATTACTATCATGCACTATGTCATAAGTTATGGTTATGTGAGCGGCAGAACCATCCCACGTAAGTTTACGCCAGCCATAGTGCTCATCGGATGGATTGGTAATCTCAGACGGTATGCCAGTGATTGTGTTGTGAACAACATTTCCGTCTGAATCAAGTAATTTAACATAAAAATCGTTCCAAGACGTATCTACCCTCGGGTCATCTTGCTTGCCAATCCAAATGTTCCAAGTAATTGGTTGTCCACCTTTCTTTAGTGTCGCTGATATGTCATTTCCTCCATTATATTGGATATACATTTGTTCAAGGTCGGTTTGGTCGTCAACGTTCTCAAATGTTGTGTACGTCAAAGTCGTGCTTGTGCCGTCGATTGTTGTAACGTAAGAGAAATCACATTCGATAATGCTATTGTCGGTGATTTGTGATTCGCTTACCTGTTTAGCATTATGATACATTTGACCGTTTACCGTCACGTCACCACCAGCTCCGATGCTTGCATTGTTCATCTTCCATGCCGTAGAGAACGGGCTTCCGCTTGCCGTTGCCGTAATCTCGTTGCCGTCAGCACTGAAAAGACGTGCATACATAGTAACAACTTGATTCTTTTCGGTCACGATGTTACTGCCGACAAATTCAACGAAACCAAAGATACCTGCCGACGAAACGCCAGTAATCCTAATGAACGTGGAAACGCTAAAGCCAATTGGCGAACCACCCAATGTATATGAACCTGTATAGGTCAACGAGTCGGTGTTTACGTTGGAATTTGAAGCAATGTTGTCAATAATCTTGATAGCCGCAGTAGGATTGGCCGATGTTGGGTAGTTGTTTACCTTTTGGAAACGGCCATCGGTACTAACGGCGGTTGCGCTTGCGTCTTCCCATTCAATTTCAGCGTTATTGTAGTACCACTTACCGCCTGCGTCTGGTGTCACTTTTGACGTGCCACTCATCAAGTCCACATAAACGGTAGGTTGATTGCCAGCAACCTTCCAATTCGGAACAGCCGCGTTACCAGTCCACGCTTGAGTTAATGCCTTGGTGGAAAGAAGTTGACCATGAAGGGTAGAACCGTCATCAATGGCCTCTACATAGAATCTATTTGATACACTACTCATTGTTTATTCCTCCTCTTGGTTTTGTTGTTCGGTTTCAGTATTTTCTTCTTGCTGTTCCTCTACTACAGACTCTACGCCTTCCAAACCAATAGCGAAATTGTTTTGGCGAATCAAGGTCTTTGCGCGTTCAGGTGTGACTTTTTCCACGCCTTCCAAACCGTTGATGTATTCATCTGGCTCGAAACGCACACGCGAAAGGTCACGATTGTTAAGAACAAAACGGCCATCGGCAATACGGTAACGGCTATCTACAAGGCCGCTACGGATTGCGATTTCTTTCGTTACAAGATAAGTTGCAGTTTCTAACATAATTGTATCTCCTTGTTTTTTATTTGTTTATAATCTATCAAACACTACGTCGCCGTCATCGGTAACTACCTCGTAAGTTCCAGTACCGTCGAATGTGTCGTCATCTTGGCTTGCGGAATATGCACCAAGCATATAAACTTCGGCATGGACAGGTGTAGAGTAAGATGTCGTTTGGCGTAACGTACTGCTATCTACCGTGATTTCGTCGCCCCAACCCATATCCGTGTAAGACGAACTTGTGGAAATACGGCGTTTGTAGTTGAAAAGGAAATTGGCAATACGTTGCGCGTCGCTTATCACACCACCGCGATAGTTGATGATATTCGTAAATGTCATTTCGCGGTTACTTGAATTTACTGCACGACCATTCTTGCAAACGGTGCTCGGGTCAATTTGAGGAAATTCCCACACCAAAGAGCAATACGCTACCGACGGCAACAATGCAGACGACGATGTTTTACGCAAACGGCAAACGATGTCGAGGTGTTCAACGTACATTGCATCAATCGTAATGGTGTCCTTTCCTTGACCTTTACCAGTTACTTGTGTTGCTTGTGAATAGCAATACAAAGTGTTGATAAGGTGCTCGGTTCTTTCGTTGTCAACCTTGCCGTACCATTCGATGTAATAGTCATCGGTTACGTCATTGTTGTTATCATCGAGAACTTGTGCAACAAAGTTGTAAACCGAACTACCACCAGACAACACATTAAAAATGGTCTTTGTAGGCGCAAGTAAATTGATTTTCAAAGAGCCACAAGTAGCATCCTTGTTTGTAGCAAGCAATACGGTTTCTTTAACCTCAATCGTAACGCCGCTATCTCGTGGGTCAACATACACTGCAACACAACAAATGTTTTGTCCTGCATTTCCATCGCCAACGGTAGGTGGTGTAACGTTCTTTTGGACGTACAACTTAAAGTCAGGATTTCCAGTTGTGGGGCAATAATAGTCATTAAGAACACCGCCCGTTTCTGCCTCGACTGCCGTAATTCGTACCCAATGAAGGCCAGGCCAAAAATCATCGGTAGCCGAATAGTCGGTATTGTTAGACGGGTCAAAGTAGTACCACACCACGCCTGCAAATGAAGGGTAATAAATCGTTTCGGTACTTGTATCTACAGCCACGATTGTAGGCTTCAATTGCAAGGGAGTGGATTGACGGTCTGGGCTATACGCTCCAGTGTTCACGTAATACCATTGCTCTAAGGTGTCACTTGGCTGAATCGAAAACGAATCAGACAATGGCGTGAGCATTGTTTGGATTACAGTAGGTCTTGAGGTGTTTAATCTTCTTCCCATAATTTGTTTAACTTATAATTTGATTATCTACTATTCTTGTAGTCTTGCCATCGTTTACGGAAACGGTACAAGTGAATATCGCCTTGTTAGCGGATGACCACGTTTGAGGCATATCATTGTTTGTCAAATGCAAAGTCTTTATGCCTGTGACCAATCCCGTGTGTTTTGCGTCCCACGCTTCGTCTGCCGTAGTCTTTCCGCTTTCGCTCGAACGAGTCCAATTCCAATACTGAGCATCTATCTCCGTGCCGTCCGCGTCAATCTCTACATTTCCGTAGAACAGATGTGGTGTAATAACGGTGTCCACATAACCCCGACGGAATGAATATCCCTTGCTCGACACAAACTCTATTGTCAAGTTGTCGTTGCCATCTACAAGCATCCAATAGGGACTATTCCACTTTGGTTCGTAGTAGTGAGGAACGCCGCTTTCGATAACTGGCTGAGATTGCAAGCACTGCCATGTACCGCCATTGTGTCTTACCCTGTGCGTTTCGTATTGCTGCGTTGTCTCGTTGAACTTGTTGTAATAGTAAGGTGTATTGTTCTGCCATTCACCTTTGTCTACAACAGTAGGAATCGGATTTCCCTCAACGTCTATCTTAATGAAGTCACCAACGACAACACCTTGTGCATAGAGGTAGTCACGTCCAGCAATCATTCTGTCGTGTACAGTTGGGTAGTTCTGCACGAAGTCGGGCAATATACCAAGCGTTGTGCCGTAGTTGCCGTTACGCAAGATAGGACTGTCAACACCAGTGAGTTTGACAATGCGACCATCAGACGAAAGAACTATGAATGACTGTTGTCTGCGCTTGATAGACCTCACCACATCATTATATTGCGGAGTACCCTCATACTCTGCGGAATAGTCTATACACCCCCAACGGGCAATAGCCATCAGAGCGCAAGGGGGATAGTTACGCGACATCGGCACCTCGCTATCTCCAAAAAGCACAACTCTGATCTGGTTTACACCAAGGCTTTGGTCTGTGTTATGAGTAGCAATCGTCTGCATGAACGAGGTGTAATACTTGTTACCTCCTGCGTCCTCTTGCTGACTTGCCTGATACTCCTGTCCTGTATAGTCGCTGACACCAGCATCTTTAGCGGCAAGTGTGTTAATCTTACCTCTGAGGATATTGCCGTATTGCTGTGCCGTAAAGTAGCCTTCCCATTTCTCTTTGAGCGTGAGGATATATGTCATTACTCCCTGTGTCTCATCGTAACGCTCTTCCACACTCTCGATCTGGTCATTCTCGGCATAGATAGTATCTCCCTCCTGCGCTTGTTGGCGGTTGATACGCAACTCGTCCACCTCCAAGGCACTACGCACACGGATGGTCTCGGCTTCCATGTTGCCGTCGCTGTCAATATTCCACCCTCGTACCCCTGGCTCATAGTTTGGGGAATGGGCGTTCTCTGCGACTTCAAGATTTCGTAGTTTTCCGTCACCATCATCATTAATTCCGAACAGTCCAAGGGCTTTCACCCACAGACCTTTGGCGAAGCCTATCAACCCTTGCGCGGTGTCATCCCCTCGCTTTGAAAGGAACATCTTACGGCCATAGTTCTCTATCTCCCTGTCAATCTGGCCGATGGTGATTGAACTACGGCCATTGTTCATCTGAGAGGACATCGATGTGATTTGGTTCTGTATCCTCTGCATCGTGCCGACAGTCTTGTCTGTACGCAGCGTCACCTCATACGTAGGTATTCCGTTGTTTCCATCCTCCTTGATCGTGAGGGAGTCGATGAACACAAGGCTGTTAGGAATCAGAAGGTCTTCATCCTTGAAGTTCAGTAGGTCACCTTCCTTGATACTGTCATGGAGTGGCGTCCGGCTGTTAATCACAGCGTCATCATACTCACGCGACATATACAGGTCATCAATCTTCGGAAGGAAGGTGTAGCGTGTATATTCGTTCTTTGACAGGAACTCAAGTGCGGCCACAAGGAGTTTGACTGCAGCGGCATCGATATATGTCTTCGACATCGGGATACCGGTGTACACAAAGTGATCGCCATCGTATCCGCTGATGTTTGAGCCACGAATCTGATAGGCCTCGTTAGCCGTTGGCCTCTCGCCAATGCTGGCGTTATAGCTGTAAGGGAAATAGAGCTGGATGAGAGTGTCATACTCACGCTCACACTCAACCTCCCACAGGTTCTCCTTCCTGACAACATTCTTGATCTTCAGCGTACGGCTTCCGCAAAAGCCGTCCTTCATCTGGATAGAAGCAGCCTCGCCACCCTCGGTATTCTCACTGACAAGCTCGTCAAGGTCATCAAACAGGGGGACGGACAACTTGACCGTAGGCGTATCCTCGCCATCGTCAATCATACCGTTGTCGGTCATGATTTCCGCTACCCTGACGATATCATAGCCTGAACCCTCAAGAGTCGGGAATATCTCGTCCGTATCATCAGATCCGTCGAAGTTCTTACTGGCCTCGCGGATACCCAGCTCATTGGAATTGACTGACAGAATAAAAGGCCTGTATTTCTCCTTGGAGAAGATAGCCGTGTAGCCGCGCCATGTGGCCTGTCCTGTAGCGTCATCATGGGCCGTACAGTCAGGCTGTGACTTAACCCATGAATAAAGCGACTGTGTAGGGAAGCCAGGAAGCATCAGTTTGCTCACGGCCATATTGTTAGGCAGTCCTGGCTCAGTGTAATCCGTATGGATTGTGGGGAAGTAGGTATAGTTCGCGCCTCCGTCGATGATTAGCTCAGCTTCCTGCAGCAAATAACGGTAGTAGAAGAAGTCATACGCCTTGTTTCCATCGTGTTCGTAGTAGTCCTTTTCCTTGGTGGCATCACTATCCCAGCGCATCCTGACATGACACTTACCGACGTGTGTACCCTCGAATTCCCTCCACACAAGACAGGTGGCCTTATAGTCATCGTAGTGCATACTGATGATGTAGCCATCTACAGGATTTCCCTCGCCGTCATACACATCGACATCGTTGGACTTCGTCGTGAAGTATTTCTTATCGAACGCCGTATCGATGATGAACTCGATATTAATATACTCTCCTGTATAATGCTGAGCATCCATTAGCTCAACGAACGACGTATAGGCCGTGTTGCCAATGTTTGAGTAGTCATACTTATCGCTCGGCCACTCAGTGCCCCTGATATGCTTGGTGAAATAGACCTTATCGCCCTTGTTTATCGCGTCAACGAATGCCTCAAAGGTCTCAGGATCAGTCAGGCTTTCCCAACGGCCGTCACCATACGTCATTACGTACAGGTGCAGTTTGTAAGAGTCTACATCCCCAACACTGAAGGCATAGGCCTTGACAGTGATATCGTTGGCCCTGATTTCCACCTCATAATGGATAAGCGTCTCTGAACCGAACTCCCAGTTGTCTTTCAGTTCCATGGTGAAGAGGTCACTATCAAAGAGCATATCCATTTCCATGTCGATATACTTTCTGTAGCCGTGGTTTATATCCTTTACGGTATAGCCGCGAACATAGTCGTAGTATTCCTTCTGGATATCGGCATAATAGCGGACAGGCAGGTTCTTGTTCGAGCCATAGGCGTACAGCTTCGTTATCACCTGCTGGTCGTTGTCCACCTGACGCTCCATCTCATACAGGCCGTGACCCTTTCCGTACTCAAACAGATGGTCAGTCTCGATACCTGCAGCACCGATGATAACCTTTCTGTCCCTGTTGATGAAGTTCAGGCCGAAGTCCTTCTTGATACGCTCAAGGGCTGTACTGATAGCCTCACTGCTGACAGTGACGGAGATATCCTTCTTCTCGTCGGACACGTTCGTTCCGTTAGGATAGGAGGCATCCCATATCGCGCCGGCTGCAGCAGGGGTAAGTCCAACCCAGTTGTCGCCATCCTTCCTCAGAATGGCCGCACGCTGAATAAACCTGTCTCTGTCAGGGGTAATGAAAAGCCAATAATCCGTCTGTGTGTAGCCGTGAACCACGGAATCATACCCACTCAGGATGAATCCGTTCTCCTGACACCATCTGTTAGTGTTGGCCTGTAAGCGGTCAGCATAGTCCTCGATGCTCGCTGCATAGAAGGGGAAGTCAGGAAGGGATGTATAGTGTAGCTCGTTATCACCAAGCACGTAGTCCAGGAAACGGATGTCCGTCAGTTCGGCTTGACGCGCACTGAACTTGATGTCCTTGTACTCAAAGCCTTCGCCGTAACTGCCTCTCTCAGACTTCTTGACAACCGCAGGATCATTGGCCAGGGTGAACCGTTCACCCCTGTAGTCGATATAGTCACCAATCTGAAAGTCGATAGGATAGGCACTCTTCACGTCTACAGAGATATAGCACTCACCCATCCATGAGCCATGATACTCAAGGGAATCGGTCTGTACCTGTTCCCCATCGTTGTTGTAGGCCGTCTTACTCTCATGCTTGGCTACACCGTTCTTGCTGTATATAATAAAATCTACCATCGTCAATCAGAGCTGCTTGAATCAGAAATCGGTTGAAGTTGTGAGTTCAGTTCAGTCACAGGATCGGTGACACGGAACTTGACCTTCAGTACGGCCACCACGTCGGTATCACAGTCGTTGTACGCCAACAGTTCATTATCCACGTTGGCAGTGTAGATTCCCTGCCGGCCCGTCTTCGTGTACTCGTCATACACGGCCAGATATGGCGCACCGCCATTGTTCCGTCCGTACAGGAACTTGATGAACCTGTTAAGGTCGGACTGCATCGTCTGCTCCGTACCTGTATAAAGAAATTTCACCTCCAGGTCGTAGGCCTTGAACCTTAATCCTGTAGGTGGAATATAGACATCCTCGCCGTCTTGATCGTGCCAATCCCGCGACGGAAGTTCCTTCGTCTCAGGCAGAACCTTAAAAGGGAACTCCTGGCAGACGATGTTGAAGGCAACTTTCGTGTCGATGATTCCCCCCACATCAACATAGGAGGAACCATTATGACGCTGCTGTTTTATCAGAAGTTTTTTGTATTCTGTCATTTTTGTGTTGGCTGATTTTGTATTAATTGATATTGCACAAAAATATCAATTATACCAAGTGCCAAAATTAAATACCCCGCTTTTCTTCAACTTTTTTTGAAAACATATTGCATAGTATAATTTGTTACTTTATTTTTGTACAGCAATATTCTGAAAATTCGATGACAGACAAAGAACTAAGCATAAAACTCAGGGAAGATGCCAGAAGACTCGGCCTCTGCGATGAATGGTATGGTAAGTGGAAGGACAATACCGATACCGACGAGCTGGTGGCCAAATTCAAGCGTGGTCTCGACTTCTGCCTCAAGCACAGGTGGCCAAGCCAAGCTTTCATCACGCAGCACTTCACGCAAGAATTCCTGAGGGACAACGGAATACTTATCAACGATACGCGCTCGTACCCTGTCCGTGACGAGAACCGCCGGCTCATTTATCATCGTGAGTATGTGCTGATCGGGAAGAGCGACATAACAGTACGCTACTCCTTCCGTCCTCACATGTGCAACATCTGGGCCTGTGACGATTCCCATGTCAGGGTGTTCGCCAAGTACGGTGCATTCATGATGATTCACCTCCTGGACAACGCCTCGGCTGACATCAACACCGATCTTGTGAGCAAGGTGACAGTCATCCGTCATTCGCCAAGCATCAAAATCAAGAAGGAAGGTATCGTGAATGTGCGCGATGAGTTTCATTATTTGGAGTAATTTGTCATAGTATTATAGGTTAAGTTAAACACGAAGGAAGCCTCTTGTGAAAGCCGCTTTCTTTCCAAAAACAACTTTTTTCAAAAAATTCTTCAACTTTTTTCGTCTTTTGCTTGCATCGTGTCTTTCCTACAGGTAATTTTGTAATGCTTTCAGATAGGACGAAAAGCGGAAGGAAATTTTAGATATTTCTGGTCTAAAACCCATCTACATAAATTTTTACCCTGTTAACACCGCTTTTCGTTCTTAAATGTTAGCAGGGATAATTTTTTATACCCTTTTCATACTAAACGACAGATGAGAGGTTTTTACAATTTACCCAGGAAATTGACCGACACAAGACGGTTCAGCAAAGACGGAAAAATCGCCCTTGCAGCCTATCTTGGCATCAAACTTTCCAACGTAAACTCTTATCATCATGGCGTAACAATCAAGGAACTCAAGGCATTCTTCAGAATCGGATACAACAAAGCGGCAAGACTGCGCAGGATCATGAGCGAGGACACGGAACTGTTCACACTCAATGATCGCAAGAACTGCGTATTCGCCAATAGTTGCAAAGACAAGGAGATGAAGGTTGCCATCAAGGAAAGACAGAGGTTTGAGTATAGAGGTGATGATGTCATCAAAGTTCCCATTCCTGAATGCCTTAAAGGAGAGAATAAACAAAACATATCGCTGCGTGAGCTTATTCTGCTTATCGAACGTGCGTTGATTACAAAAGAATACGATGAAGGCCTTAGCTACAAGTCAAGTGCTGACAGCAAACGAGCTGACAATCATTGTGTAAAAGAGAAACCGAAATCGCAGATCTACGTATCCAAGCAAACGGGCATCAACAGGACAACGCTCATCAGGCGACTAAAGAAGTATGTAGAGGAAGGCTACCTGGCCAAAATCGGTGAACGGCACTTGGAACGCTGCAAGCCGAACGACCCAAACGCTTTCGAGGCAACGAACAAACGGACAAGGCTACCTTACTGGCTACGCTGTACGCCTGTAACCTATGCCGTCAAGGATTGTGCGCTCACGTTTACCTACATCATCTGGAATGCGGCAAAACGTGTCAACTCACAATTCGCAAAATCGGCTGAGACGATCATCAACGAGGTCAAGGCCGCTGCAGATGGTTCGCTTACTTCTGAAGAATTGGCGTACAAGGCTATGGTCAAGAGACAGTTTGATATGCTTGACCGATGGAGCTGATTTTGGGCCAAGTCTCGTTTTGCACACTTTAATTAGTGCTTTTATGGTTAATGTATATATAAGGATTATTATATCATATAACTATATAATGGCCGAAAAATTGAAAAATCGTGGCGATTTGAGCCTCACCAGCGATTAAAGATTGTTAATCTCGAAAAATTTCGTGGCTAGGTTGGACGGAGGCGTAATATCAGATTTATCCACTTATTATCCACAGGATATATATATTCAAAAGAATTTCTATCTGTATCATATCTGTAAATCTGTTTAAAATATGATAAAACACATATATTTTCTGTATATTTTTGAATATAATTAACTACCTTTGCACCCCCGATTAAAGCGTTAATCAATTCTAATTGGTCGATTGAAAATTTGGAAGGTATCAGAAATATGCCTAAATTTGCAGCGTTCAAAAGTTTTAAATGTCGGGACGGTAGAGTCCGTCCGATGCGTTGCAGTCGGGCTATTTTTTATGCCTATACGCAATCTAAGCGGAGTAAGCTAATCCCGTGATACGCCTGTAATGGGCGTGTCGAGTCCCGACATAAGACTTTTGAACAGCGCGGCAAGTGGCTACTCCGCTATACTAACGTAAAAAAATGAGCCACAAAATGTTCAAAATTATATTTTATGTCAAATTTTCATTTAACTAAGTCCACAAACGAAAGCGACTTGAAGCAGTATTTTACTGCAGTCTTACAACTATCCAAAGCGGATAAGAAATTTCCAGTTAATCTTGATGAGGTATGGCCTTTAGTCTATGCACAAAAAGACAAAGCAGTCAGGGCACTCAAAAAAGAATTCATTGAAAGTGAAGATTTTACGACCTTCACCCAAAATGGTGACGGTGGAAAATTCACGTCGATCACCTATTTTATTTCGGTTTCGTGCTTAGAGTATTTTATTGCTCGAAAGGTTCGACCTGTCTTTGAGGTCTATCGCCAAGTGTTCCATCGTACCGCACAACAACCAATTACCACTACCCATGACACCCTCTCGCGCAAGGATTTGGCCTTACTTATTATCCAAGCGGAAGAAGAGAAAGAGAAACTACAACTAGAGAACAAACGGCTGCAGGATGATATCGTCACCAAGGACAACCTCAACAGCCTCCTGGCCGGCGAGAACGACGAACTCAGGCCAAAGGGACGTATCTACGACCAAGTTATGCAGTCACCTGAGGGCGAATGGCTCAAGACCACCTCAAGCGTAGCCAATGAGATAGGTATGTCGGCCCAACGGCTCAACAAACTTCTGGTGGCCTGTGGCGTAATCTACAAGGCTCAGAGTGGAGAGTATCTGTTCACTAACGAATATATAGGCTGGAACCTCGGAAAGCTGGTCAGTTGTGTCATCAATGAGGAGAAGGGACAGATAACCACATATATTAAGTGGAATACGCGAGGACGCGCCTACATCCACGCGCTACATGATACCAATTGGGACAAACGTCGTGCATGGCACCTACTAAGGACCGGAGAAAATAACAGTCTAACCAAAAACAATTAAAACAATGGAAAAATTTAATAATATCAAGGAATGGTGTGAGAAGAATGAGATATCTGTTGATGACCTCAAGGATATGATGCTGACAAGTGCCATCAAACTAGGATGCTCGGCTGAGACGAACTTTGAAGAGGATGTGAAGTCCACAACCCAGGTATTCTCTACCTTATATTATTTCAACGACATACTTAACAGTGTGGAATAGTCCGTCAAGGATGTACTGTGAGTCCGCTAACGACGTACGAGGAGTACGCACGCAGCGGACTTTTGGTATAAAGAAATGGCGAACACTTTCTCAAGCATTCGCCACGTAACACTTAAAATACGCTAGTTTTGTGAATTCTACTTATACCTCTTATGATCGCTACAAAGATAAACAAAGAAATCTTTCACTCAAAACAAAATACGAGAAATCTCACATAGTAACTTAGATTTTTCTACAATTCATTTAAATTCTCTTAAATTTCTCGCTCCAGGAATACTAAATAACGGAATAATTCGTACCTTCGCGTCTGAACTAAAAACATATACTTATGAAGAAATTTCTCTTGATTTTTGCTACAGTCCTTCTCGTAGGATCACTCTTCACATCATGTTCGAAGGATGATGACAATGGGCCTAGTATTGTAGGGGTGTGGGAAAATAAGAATTGGAACTGGGTTTATCAATTCACTTCTGATGGTAAGTGGAAATATTGGTATCATTATGGCGGTTACGATAATAAAATTTTAAACGAAACACCAAGAGAAAGCGGAACATATACTTTTCATGGAACTTACATAATCAGGGATGGTGGTTTCAAAGAAGCTATAACTTTTTCTGAGGATGGAAATTCTATTAGATGGGCAAGTTTTCCTCCTTCTGAAGAAACATCTATATTCACAAGGGTAAAATAAAAGAAAAGCAAGTAAGGTTTATTCCCTACTTGCTTTCTTCATTATCATTTAACAGGCACCTTCCAATTTACATTCTTTAATCCCGAAATATGGGATTCAATCTTATCAACTGCAGATAGTATTGATGCATTACTATCTTTGATGGCAGACGTATATTTTTCGATGTTACCAAGTTGAGTACTATACGCTGTCATTGCAGAATATAAAGAAGGTAGATACTGGGCCAACAGTGCCCTGTTTACAGATACATCACCTCTAATACCGTTGACGTATGAGAGAAGCAGTCCTGTCTCATTCTCAGTGAATCCTCCTTGGATTACCTTGCTCGATGTACTGCTATCACCTGTATCAAGGTCAATACCTGTTATCTGTTTAACCCAATCGTAGAAGATTTCCCCTGCATCTATCTGCTTCTCAAGTGTACCACCTTCGCCAAAAAACTCGCCAAGGATTCTCAGAACCTCAGGTTCGCTCGCTTGCATATCAATGTTTCCATTAGCGTCATACTTGATAGCACCGTTCTTTGCGTTATTCTTACCAAATAATTTATCCTGAAGTTCCTTAAACGCCGGCTCAAGAATAGACAGTTTCCACATATTCTTAGCCACATCAGACACAATATCCTTCGCCGTATCACGGAATGCCTCGGCTGCATCCTCACCATTCTCAAAGGCCGTCCACAAAGCGTCGCCGATTTGATCAGCCCATCCCTTGATGTCGATACTCCACAGTTCCTTCGCAAGATCTTGGGTGAAGTGCATAATCTGATCGTCCAGCTCAGCTATCTTTTGCTTGTACTCCAACAGAGCTTCTTTCGAAGACTTCTTCTTATCATCCTCTGCGTTATACATATCGATGTAATCCTTACGCATCTTCTGAAGGTTGGCCAACTCCTGAGAGTAGCCGTTACCCTGTGAGTTCTGGCTGTAGAACTCCTTCATTGCACCACCCGCTGCACCTGAAGCCTTGTAATTAATAAGGATCTGTCTGCGAAGATCACCATTATCATATCCAAGCGTACGCTCGCGGAACTTCTTGATGACCTCCGTGTTGGCCTCAAGAGCCTTGACATTACGCTGCAGAGCCTCAATGACTCGCTGATTACTCTTGTCATGGAGTTGAGCCAAAGAAGTAATACCACCGATAGCCGCACCAGCAGCCATACCCCAAGGACCAAGACCACTGAGTGACTGTGCGCCACTTGCTACACCGCCAAGGACACCTGCGGCATCTCCAAAGCCGTTAGCCGCACCTTCCATTCCCAGGGCATCAAACATATTTGAAAGCATGTCCGCGCCTGTAGAGAGGTCCTGGAAGGCCTTTGCCACCTGCTCGGCTGCGTGTTGAGCTTTCTCCATGGATAGGGCCTGATCGTCAAGCTTTTTAGCTTCATCCAACTTACCCTGCTTCCTCAGATCGTTGGCCTTTTTTCTCTTGTTATCAATCAATCCCTGATAGCCACCTGATATAAAAGCACCAACGTCACCCTTGATACCAAGGAAGCCATCAAGTTCGAACTCACGCATAATTCCATTCAACTTATCTACCTTATCTGCGTACTGCTCGGTAGTGATAGTACCCTTCTTCAGTCCCTCGTTAAGGTAGAACATTTCTGTCCTATAGGCCATGGCGAACTCATTCTTACCCATCGACTGTGCATTATTGTACAGACGGCTGTACATAGAGTCTGCTTGCCAATTCTTCTGCCATTGGTCCAGAGTGGCATTCTGCTTACGTCTCTCAGCCTCCTCAGGGGTAATCATTCCACCCTTTTGGAGCCTGTTCGTTTCCTCAAGAATCCTATTGTACTCCTCCTGATTACGGTTACGGATAGACTGTAGGTCAACAAGAGACCCAAGCCACTTAGCGTAGTTCTGGATATCACTCTTTGTAACGTCCTGCTGGGCCTTCTTCCAGTCCTTCAAGCCGTCACGGATAGCCTCAATCTTATCCTCGGCCAAACCAAGAGTGGTAACGTACTCATCAATCTCGCGGTCACTCATGTTGATGACCTTGTCATAGTCTATCGTCTTTCCGGCGAACTGAGACACCTTGAGACGCTTCAAGTCGGCAGGAGTAGCACCAGGACTAATACCTGACAGGCGAGAAGCCAAGGCGCGATCACCTGTAGATGAGGCAACGGAATTGAATATGTCCCACTGACGAGCGAGGTCATCCAGCTCTACCTTGAGAATAGAGACGTAGTCCTTGGACTCACGCTCAAACTCATTTCGAGACTCTTGAGCCTCCTCCTTGAGTATATCCTTCTGAGCATTATTGCGCTTGTCTGTATCCTTAATCAAGCCTGTCTGAACCATCAGCTTTCCAAGATAAGCCTGAATATTCTTCAGATTCACCTCATTGATGCCAAGGTTATCGAGGACATCGCCAAACTCATCCTTGACGCGTGCCCAAGCACCGCCGCCGACCTTGTCACGCCAATACCTGTAGGCACTCGCAGCCTCTTTGATGACACTCAGGCGTTTCTTAATCTTGTCAACCCATGGGTCTTTCTTAGCATTCCTTTCATCCTCCTTGTCAGTAAAGCCATAATACTTCTTGACGGCCTCAAGTCTCTTCAGCTCTTCCTTATCCTCAGCGGTATCATAGCCCTGCTTCTTCTTGGTCTTGATATTGCTCTTCAGTTTCTTGATTTCGTCCGTCACACGCTTTTCATTGCCTGTAACGTCATTTACATCAAAATACTTGGAGAGCCATATAGAGGTGATACCCTTGTTGAGTTTCTGCAGTTCTGGCAAGTTCTTCTTCGCCGTGTCACCAATCTTCTTGTTGGCATTGCTAATCTCTATCTGTGCGGCCTTCTCCCTCTCAGCCTGTTCCTCAAGAGGTGTCTTCTTGTGCTGACCAAGAACTGTGAGG